TCTCCATCCAAATTCCATTGCGAGACGGCAAAGGGCAATATTCGCTATACAAAGTATAGGGAAGGATAAAACACTTCCCATTAACTGCCCATTTTCCTGAGTTTTAAAAGAACCAGGTTCATTGGGATTCTCAATCTCGTGTCTGAATAACAGATCGCGAAAGAGATTCTTCAACCAATGAACGGTTATATGATCCAACTCCCGTGAAAAAACATGGGACATGACCTCTTCTAAACAAGACTCAGAAATACAAGAAAACATGCCGTTTGTAGCATCCTTATAATCTCCAGATAACCAGGACTCCGCAGGCCTCAAAGGCCTGAGAACCTTGGTCAAAATATCCTCGGATATAGGAGATCCAACTAAGGATGTAACAGGGTGGGACTTTAAACCTCGCCAAAGAAAAGCCTGGAAAGGCATGGCTAGGTAACTACTCAAGGCAGGCCCCTTCGTGATAACACGAACTTTAAGGGCCTCTGCCAAAGGGACAATCTTAACACGTCGATCTAAAAACTCATGATTATAAAACATTAAATCTGAATAGAGACGGTTATTCAAGTTGCGATTTACCATAACGCAACGACGCCCTAAAAAGGTAGAACTTTCTTCGTCCCACACACCTCGCTCTTCGACATCCCAATCGGGGAGATCATCAGGGGAACCACCATGGGGGTTAAACCGTCGAAAAAGACGTATCTTTTGAGCTACCTCGCTCAAACCACCTCCCATTAGACGACTCGCCTCAAAAGAGGCGGAAGTCGAAGGTATCCCGTGAAATCTCAACTCATCCGGTGAAAATGAGCCGAAAGGAAACAGTTCAGACACCGTTCTTTTTATGCAATCCTGGACATCCTGCATAGTCATACGGAATTTTCTCTTTCCGACGACAACATTAACGCAGGGTGGGACCCTAGGCTTTCTAGTTAACTTCTCAAAGGTCTCAGTTGCGGCCAATGCCAAGGCCGCTTCTCCAACCGAATTGCAACCGCGCTTAACACCTAGTAGAATACTACAAAGAAAACTGTTTAAACAGAATTCACAGGCGTTGCGACGGAAAAGACGATACCAACGGATCCATCTTCCTCCCAGGAGTATCTCCGGCTTATCCTCACACAATGAAAAATCATCAAAGGGACTAGCAGGGAGATCCACTCCTTTCTGAGAAGAATAAAAAGCAACAGTCTTATATTTTACAATCTTCGCCCAATTTAAGGGCGTTTGCTCCTTCTTCTCCAACCTCTCCAAGAGAGAGAACCACTGCTTCGGCAGGTCGGAATCTTGATTAACACAACTTCTGAAACCAAACAATTCGGAAGTTTGTATTATGAGAGAAACAGCAGATGCTATGCACTGCTGATCCATTCTGACCTCACCGTTGGAGTTTAACCTACTACCATAGGTCCGAGCTAAGCCGCGCGTGACACATCCTCGCAAAGGACGTGCACAGAGACATGAGGGGGCAACTCCTCTTTTTATAGTCTCCGCGCTAAGCTCGGTCGCAGCATTTTGGGGAGCAGTCTGATCTTTTTTGACTGCATCTACCATGT